AGTTTTCAAGTTGAAATTGGAAAATTATTTGCAAGGATTTATCCAAATGTAAAGTATGCAATTTATGTTCACGAAGGAACAAGACCACATTTGATTTTACCAAGAATTAAGGAAGCGCTTTATTGGGAAGGTGCAAGATATCCAGTTAAAAAAGTTAACCATCCTGGAACACAAGCAAATAGGTTTCTTGAAAGAATGGTTAAATTAGCTGAACCTAAAATATCAAAACATTTTAAAGACGCAGGAGATAATATTTTAAAAGAAATTGCTAAAACATAATTTTATGTCAATTGTAAGCATTCATTCAGCAATAAAAAATAAATTAGAAAGTTTAGTTGGTGATACATTAAAAGAAGTAATTGGGTATAAAATAAATCCTTTAGAGTTTGAATTTAAAGATTATCCTGTGGTAGAATTAATTGAATCTGGAAATGAGTCAGATTATTTATCGACAAAAGAAAATATGAGAGTTTATCCTTTTGAGATTTATATTTATCAAGAGGTTGAAGCAGCTGGTGGAATGAAAGAAGCTTATGAAAAATTAAGAGAAGTGGTTGATATTATTTTAGATATATTTGACAATGATCAAGATTTAGGAGGGGTAGCAGATTGGGTTGAGCCAGCTATATCTGGATTTTCAGATTTTGTAAAAAGAAATAAAACAATTGCAGTGGCAATTGTTACTTTAAAGGTTCATAAAGTAAAAACTTTGAATTAATAAAAAAAATATGATAAAAAATTATAAAAATAAAATGCAAGAAGAAAAAGAAATAAAATCAAAGGTCGAAAATATTTTTTTCTTTCCTCCTCAAGATGGTTATCCTGAATTTAGTTGTCAGGCTTTATCTTTAGAAGAGGCAGAAGAAAAATATAGAGAATTTAAAAAAAATAAAAAATAAATTATATGACAAAAGCAATAGGAAGATTAGTAAATCTTGGTATTGGTAAAGAAACCTCAAGGGGAACAGCGGTTTCACCAACTTATTGGTTATTAAAAACAGAATTAGATTGGCAAGAAAAATTTGAGCAAGCAATAGATGATGTTTCTGTAGGGGTGATTGCTGATTCAGTAAATGCTGAAATTGTTAAAAGATGGGCTGAAGGTTCTTTTGGTGGTAGTATTAAAGACAGAAGTTTCGGTTTGATATTGTTGTCTTTGTTTGGTTCTGTTAATTCTTCTTTGAAAAGTGGTGAATCTACAGTTTATGATCATACATTTAGTTTATTGAATTCAGCTCAACATCCTTCTTTAACTTTATCTATAGACGATCCGTGGCAAGATTATCAATTTGCATTAGCAATGTTGGAAAGCTTAGAAATAAAATACGAGAGGGGAAAATTCATTAATTATACCGCTAATTTTAAATCAAAAAAAGGTGTTACGGCAAGTTTAACTGCTTCTTATTCTCAAGAGAATTCATTTAGACCGCAAGATTTTATTTTTAAGATAGCTAATAATTTGAGTGGATTGAATGGTGCTTCTGCAATAAATATTAAATCTGCTACATTAAAATTTGAAAAGAATTTAGAGATTGATGATGTTTTAGGTTCGGTTGATCCAGCAGATATACTTAACAAGCAATTTTCTTGTAGTGGATCGATAGAGGCTGTTTTTGAAGATGAGACTACTTTTAAGAATATAGCTTTAAATGATAATGCTCGGGCTTTGAGGTTTGATTTAATTAATAATGCTGTAACTATTGGAAATTCATCTAATCCAAGATTAACGATTGATTTAGCAAAGGTAAAATTTAATGAGATAACAAGAGCAACTCCAATAGGTGATTTGGTAATGCAAACTCTTGGGTTTAAAGCTTTTTATAGTTTATCAGATAGCAAGCTTTTTCAATGTGTATTAACAAATACAGTAGCAAGCTATTAAAAAAAATATGAATAATAGAGAAACAAAAAAAATAAAAACACCTTCAGGAAAAGAGGTTGAATTAAAAATATATTTAACCGCAAGAGAAAGGAACGAATTGAGAAATATTTATTTAAACGAAATGAAAATTGAAGCTAAAGGAGAAACACCAGTTATTAAAGAAATACCAGGATCTATTGTTGAAAAAACAGAGAGAAAAGTAATTGAATTGACGGTTGTATCTTATGATGGGAGTAAGGATAATATTTTAGAAAGAATTTTAGATAGTCTGCCGGAAGATTATGATTTTATAGTGAATGAAGCAAATAAGGTAGGAAGTGGAAATTTTCAAAAGGCGAAATAGCTTATATTTGGCAACGCTATTTCGCCTTAGGTTATGCCGAATTGAAAGAAGAGCAAATTGCAGCTTTAATATGTCGAGAATTTGGTTGGACTTTTGAAGAATATCAAAATCAACCAAGTTGGTTTATCGATATTATCTTAGAAATGTTAAAGGCTGAAGCAGAAGAAATAAAAAAATGTATGAAAGAAAAAAATATTTAGTTGATTTTATTTATTTTAAAATAAATGGCAGATGCAACATCAAAACTTAATATATTGGTAAAGGTGCAAGATGATGCTTCATCAGCTTTAAGACGACTTTCGAATGAAACTTCAGATTTGGGCGGATCATTAAATTTTGCGGGATTAAAAGCTGGAATATTAGCGGGAGCAATGGCTGCAATTTCTGGTGTGGCAATTGCAGGTAGTATTAAAGCATTTAAAGATGCAGAAATTCAAGCAGCAAAATTTGATGCTATAATTAAAACTTTACCACCTAATTTACAAGCGTATAGAGAAAGAATTATAGAAACAGCTAATGCTGCAATGAGGTTAGGATTTGATAATGATATAGCAGCTGTTTCAATTGCGAGATTATTTCAAGCGACTGGAGATGCTGAGTTTGCTTTTAAGGCGTTTCAGGCAGCAATGGATTTAGCAAGATATAAAGGAATAAGTTTAGAAGAAGCAACCACATCACTTATTACAGCGTTTCAAGGAGGAGGAAGGTTGTTGAAGCAGTTCGGGATTGATGTTGATGAGCACGCATCAAAAGAAACTATATTGGCAGCGGTTTTTCAAAAGGTTAAAGGACAGGCAGAAGAATATGCTAAAACATTAGGAGGAACAGGAGAAGTTTTAAAACAATATAGAGGCGAGGTGATGGAGATTATAGGTCAACCTTTTGCTGAATATTTTAAAAAAATAAATGAAAAAATAATAGCATGGGTTGATTCTCAAGGAGGGATAAATAATCTACTTGATAGGTTTAAAACTTTAATAAATGATATTGGAAAAACATTTAATGAGATTTTTGGACCTTCAATAAATTTTGTAAAAGATAGGTTTAATGATCTTTCAAAAGTAATTGGGTGGCTTTATAATAATTATTTTAAACCTCTTTTTGAATTAATAGAACCATATCTAATTCCTGCATTGAAATTTTTAGCATATGTTGTTGGTATAGTTTTGGTTAGCGCATTTTTATCAGTTTTAACTGTTATTGGTTTAGTTGGAGCAGCTTTTGCTGGTTTTGTAACTGGTATTTCGACTATTATTGCTGGAATTTATTGGGTGTATGAAGAAGTAAGGAAAATTTGGGAAAAATTAAAAGAATATTTTAAAGATTTTGCAGAAATTTTAAAAAATGCTTGGCAGGGGTTAGTAAATTGGTTTCAAGAAAATATAATTAAATGGTTTGAGGATAAGGTAAAATGGGTTAGTGATCAAGTAGAAAAATTAAAAAATTTAGTAAAAAGTGCTTGGGAAACAGTTAAAAGTGCTCCATCAGCTATTAGTTCTGGGGTGCAAGGCGCAGTTGGAAAAGTAAAAAATGTTTTAGGGTTTCAAGAAGGTGGAATTGTTACTAAACCAACTTTAGGTTTAATTGGAGAAGCTGGACCAGAGGCTATTATTCCTTTAAATAAAGGTTTCGGTATTGGTGGGATTAATATTTACCTTCAAGGTGATTTTTATACTGATGCGGAAATAGCAAAAAAGTTTGGAGATATTTTAGCAAAAGAAATTAAATATCAATTAAAGTTATGAGTTTAGTTTTAAAAATAAATAATATTGATAGAAGTAATATTGTTGATTGGAAAACTATTTCTAAAACTGAAGTTTTAACTAAAGAGGTTGATAGACTTGAGTTTGAAATTAAAAAAACCCCAAATAAAATAATTCCTTCTTTAAATGATGAAGTTGTTCTTTTAGAAGATGGTGTTAAAATTTTTGGAGGACTTATTGTGGAAATAAAAGAAAAGGTAATTGGTGGAAGATTGATTGGGTATGAAATTAAGTGTAAAGATTGGAGCCATAAATTAGATCAATTATTGGTAACAAAATCATATGAAAATCAAACAGCAAGAAGTATTGTTTTAGATATAATTAATAATTTTACTTCTGGATTTACAACTAATCATGTTAAAATAAATACACCAGTAATTAAATCAATAAAATTTAATTACGAGCAAGTTAGTAGGTGTTTAACACAATTAGCTGATCAAATTGGGTGGGATTGGTATGTAGATGCTGATAAAGATATCCATTTTTTTGATGAAGAGACAGAATATGCCCCATTTTTACTTGATGATAATAGTGGAAATTTTGAATGGGCAACATTAGAAATAACTAAAAGTGTTTTAAATCTTAAAAATAGCGTTTTTGTTAGAGGTGGAGAGTATAAAAAAACAATATCTGAAACAGATTCGGTTGATGTTTATAAAGGAGATGGGAGTAGAAAAACTTTTCAATTAGCATATCGTTATGATAATATTACTATTAAAAAAAATGGAGTTGTTCAAACTATAGGAACAGATCAGCAAACTGATCCAAATACAGTAGATTTACTTTATAATTTTAATGAAAAATTTATTAAATTTAGAAATGCGCCAGCAAGCGGAGATACAATTGTAGTTTATGGAGATGCTTTAATACCAATTATTGCACATGTTAGAGATCAAGTTTCAATTAATACTTATGGAGAATTTCAACAGGTAATAATAGATAAAAGTATTAATAGTATTGAAGAAGCAAAAAATAGAGCGGTAGTTGAACTTAAAAAATATTCAGAAAGTGTTTATGAAGCAAGATTTAAAACAACTAAAAAGGGTTTAAAAACAGGACAAAAAATAATTCTTAGCAGCCTTATTAGGGGTATTACAAAAAGTTTTAAAATTAATAGAATTATAGGAAAAGCAAAAGGGAGTGATTATTTAGAATATGAGGTATTTATGATTGCTTCAGGAGATGTAACATTTACAGATATAATGGTTGATTTGTTAACAAAAGATAAAAAGAATGTTTCTATTGCGGTTAATGAGGTTTTGCAAAGATTTGATAAGTTTAATGAAAGAATTACTTTTTCGGATATTTTAAATGTTTTGCCAAAAACTTCTCCACCTTATAGGTGGGGGGCTGGAACAAATGTTGGTAAATGGTCATTCTTTACTTGGTCATAAAAATAATATGAAAAATACAATTAAGCATCAAATAAATTTAAAGGGAAGAGTTAGGGTTATTACTACAAAAGCGGGAACGAAAAAAGTTTTAAGAAAAAGTAAATGGTGGGATAATTTAATTGTTTCTGGAAATAATACTGGAATAAATTTGATTGCTCAAAGATTAGGTGGTATAAATACTTATAGTTTAAATATAACACATGCTGATATTGGAACGGGGACAACTAATCCAAGTAATTCTGATACAGAGTTAGAAACACCAGTTGCAAGAGCTCCAATATCTTCACAAGAAGTAGTTAATAATATTGTTACGTTAAGGTTTTTCTTTTCAGACGCTGTTTTACCAAATGGAACTTATTATGAGTTTGGAACTTTTGTTGATGGATTAGCTGGAATAAGCACTGGAAAATTATTTAATAGAGTTTTATTTGGTTCACCTTATACAAAGTCGAGTGGAGAAGATTCAACATTTGAGGTCGAAATAACTATTAATGCATAAATTAAAAATTTAAAAATATGGCTTATCCAAAATCATCTCAAGTTTCGCCAGGAGATGATGCATTAGCAAGTCAATATAATAATTTAAGAGACGATGCTTTATATCCTATACTTCAAAGTTTTACTTATGGAGAAACAATATCAGTGAATGATGCTGTTTATTTGGCGAGTGATGGGAAAGTTTATAAGACAAATGCTTCGTATAATGATGAAAGGATTAATAACTTTATTGGTTTTGCTAAAGAAGCGGGAAATACAAACGATATTAAAAAAGTTCAAATTGCTGGTATTGTTGAAGATTTTAGCGGATTAACTACTGGAAGTTATTATTATTTATCTGATACAGCGGGAGGAATTAATACTAATGCTGGAACATATTTTAAAAAAATTGGAATTGCAATTAGTTCTACTAAATTATTAATAATAAAATTAGAACCTATTACTGGTTATATGATTTCATCGGATAATTTAAGAATAAGTAGTGATTCAGAAGTATATAGTACGGCGGCACCATATGTAATAGTTAAAAGAATAAGAATAGGAAGAAGTGGGTTGGTTAGGATAAGGTTTGATTTAAGAAGTGTCACATCTGGGTATACTGTATATGGAAAAATTCATAGAAATAGTTCTCCCTATGGAACCGAAAGAACAACCACATCAAATATTTATAATACTTATACTGAAGATTTATATTTTAGTGCTGGAGATTTTGTTGAATTAGGCATAGGGACTAGTCCTTCTACTACGGCATATGCTAGAAATTTCAGATTATATTATGATGTAGTTGTTGGAGATAAAGTTATATTTTAACAATTAAAATGAAACAACCAATTATAGAAATTAAAACAAACAAAGTTTTTTATAATTTATGGTAGACAGAAACACAAAACAAGATATAAAATTAGCAGGAGTAGAAAAAGATTTAGGTTGGATAAAAAAGAAAATAGAAAATATAGAAAAAGCTGTGTTTAATGAGATACCGCACACATTGGAGCAGATGAGAAAAGAATATATTTCCTATATTTCTGATATTTTAAAAATTATAGTTTTTGGAATTATTGTTACGGTTGCCTCTTCACTCCTATTGCAAATAATATTAAAGTTTTTTAAATAAAAAATATATGGTATAATAAAATAATAGCACCTTTTTAAGGGGGTAGGAAATGAGACGATATCCAGCGGTATATTGAACCGCAATCAAGCAAGATGGAGGGTCTCTTATTTTCTACCCCCTCCATTTATAATATGAGAAAAATTTTAAAACCATATTTAGGAGCTAATCCAAAGCATATTGTCCAGCCGTTTGGAGTAAAGCAAAATAAAGTTGCGGCAGAATTAAGCGGTTTAGATTTTCACACTGGGATAGATTTATCTTTTCCTCATTGCTATGGAACTTTTTTAGTAGCTCCAGAAGATTGTATTGTTGCTAATATAGTTGCTCCTAATAGACTGGTGGACGAGAAAGAGGGAAAAGAGCTTTTGTTAAAAGGATACGGTATTAGAATGCAATCTATAGTTGAGCCAGATTTATTTTATGTTTATTGGCATACATTGCCAGTTTTTCCTGTAAATGTGGGTGATAAGGTAAAAAGAGGGCAAATAGTTGCCCAGATTGGTAATTCAGGAATAGTTATAAGTAGCAATGGGTTTGTTCCTGTTGAATTAAGAACAAGACCACCTTATGATGGTTCTCATTTACATTATGAGATTTATAGGTGGGTTAATAATAAAAAAGAATATATTGACCCGTCAAGTATGATAGACTGGAATTCTCCTGTTGAATTAGACTGGATTTCTGCTACAAAACAAATACTTTTTAAAATAAGCAATATATTAAAAAATAGATAGTTTTAAAAGGTCGCAATATATTTAAAAACAATATATTATGGCGAATAAAGTATTGTTCTT